ATCGTGATATTTTCTATGATTATCTTTTAATCAACTTAGATCTTTATTTTAAGAAGTTCGAAGACGAGTTGCAGCAAGAGTTACCTGAACCAAGTGTACCTGAGCCAGCTAACCAGCCTGAAGAAGAACCTGAGTTCGAAGATGAATTAGGTCTTTAACTCTTAACAAAATTTAAAATATATGCTACCCTATTGAAACTCACTAGTTAACTTGGTTAGTTTAGCAAACAAAGTAAATTGAATAAAAAAACTCAAGGAAAAAACAGTCAGTCTTCTTTAAGTAAAAAACTTCAGAAACAAAATAAAACTACCGACGAATTTGAAGTTATGTTAAATAACTTAAGTCTTGAAGAAGTTATTGGACTCAAGCTAGAATTAGCAGCTAAGGCGGCTGGAGGTATGCTCTATGGTCTACCAATTTGGTATTCTCTTAAGAACATTACTAACGATGCCGTTTTAAAATATGCATACTCAGCTACATCAACCAAAATGGAAGCTGCTAGGTTCCTTGGATTAGATAAAAATAGGTTTAATCAATTGGTTAAGAAATACCAGATTGAATCTTACTTTGAAGAAAAAGATTGACTTTAACTTTTTTTTAAGCTATATTACTATACAAACAAACTGAGGATGATTATGATTTAGCTATAATTTTTGTGCCCTGAAGAAAGGAGGCGTTAGTCGCTGGGCATTATTCTATGAGTATCCTTCGAATGTCGGTTTTCATTGTCTCTAACGAAACCCAGCTATTGTATTGCGAAATGTGAAGAGAGGCTAGTATGGCTTTGGAGCGAGATAAAAGCCAACTCATAGATATATAGATATATACTTAAACTTTATTTCATATTAGGTTATTATTAGTGAATTGAACCCTACGGGTGGACTTTGCTGACAGAGGGTTTGGGCTGTTGGCGTTTTTAATGGAGAAAAAAACATGAGTGATTTTGATTTTGTAGATCATTACGGTGCAGAAGTCGAAGAGACCGGAGGAGATCTACTACCTGAAAATACAGCTATCTCGGCTTTAAACGTTGGATTCGTCGGCGTTGGAGGCGGAGGTGGAAAGCTAGCAAAGGCTTTTATCGACATTGGGTTTACTAAAACCCTCTTGGTTAACACAACAGAGAAGGATCAGCCTGAGGGCGTCGATCCTCAACATCTTGTATTGATCCCAGATTCAGATGGGGTTGGAAAAGATGTTAACTTTGGTAAAAAGGTGCTTAAAGATAACGGCACTGTAGTTGAAGATGCCCTGCGTACAAAGCTCGGAAAAGTCGACTGGCTTTTTGTGCTCGCTGGAGGCGGTGGAGGTACCGGCTCTGCATCTGGAGCGCTTAAAGACGTTTTTGCAAGATACCTTAAATCAAATCAGGCCACTGGTACTGTTGTCTATGTCGTGACGGTTCCCACAGCCCAAGAATCACTTAATGACACGATTAGCAGCAATGCGAATTCCTTACTTAAGGACGTCTCCGCTCTTCCTCATATCGCTCTCAGTAATGAAAAGCAGGTTCAAATGCTCAGAGGAAAAGTTGGAATGCTTAATTTATATCCAGCAGCAAATACAGCTTTCGCAAAAATGATGGCTCAAGTACTTAAGTTGTCTTCTGAAACATCTCCAATTCAAACATTTGATTCTAAAGATCTTGAAAAGTGTCTTTTAACAAAAAAGAGAATGGTGCTTGGTACAACGTTGGTAACGGATCCCTCAGAATCAAATCTGGGGGCAACAATCTTTCAGAATTGTATTAAGCGGTCTCCTTGTCCAACTCCACGGGGAAAGCCGGATACAGGAGCAATTTTGTTCGTGATCACTCCAGAAATGGCAAACGATCCTGAGATCAGCAAGCATATTGATGCAGCGACAGCGTATGTCGGAGGCAGGACTAAAACTCTTTTCTCAGGCGTATACATTAAAGAAGGTCTACCCGGCCTGATTGCTATTATGACTATGGGCGGGTTAGAATGGAAGTAGAAGTAGAAGTCAAGAAGCAGGGACGTCCTTGGACTATTAGTCGCACGTTTGATTCTTTTGAAGAAGCTGACAGTGAACGAACGAAAATTCTTGCAGAAGGAACTCATCAAGCTAAAGTAAGAAAGCGCGCAAATGAAAAGTTTGTAGTTAAATCAAGGAAGCTTAAAAGTGGAAAACAAGAAAGCAACTGACTGGTTTAAGGAGGTCCCGGTGGTACCTGATCCTTGGCAAGAGAGAAAGCCAAAATTAACTAAAGAGGAAATCCACAATGCGGCAGAAGTATACAAAACTTTTGTTGACCCTAAAAACCAAGTCTTACTTTATCGAATTATAAAAGATAAGTGTCATAAAGAAACTTTCAATGTTTGGTGGCCACTAGTCTGCGGCCATAACAAAAATCCAGTCGATGATGCATACACTGTTGAACAATACATAAAAGATAATAACTTAAGCTGCCCAAATGCTCCTTGCTATTGCGGCGCATGCGCCTGTGAATAAAACACTTGACAATTAAGATTATCTTATGTTATTATATCAATGCCCTCTTAGCTCAGTAGGATAGAGCAACAGACTTCTAATCTGTAGGTCATTGGTTCGAATCCAATAGAGGGTGCCATCGCCTCCTTAGCTCAGTTGGTAGAGCAGTTGATTTGTAATCATCAGGTCGTAGGTTCGAATCCTATAGGAGGCTCCTAGTTATGTTAGAGGTAGAAATGAATGAGCAACGATATTATATTTTGGACAATTTGTCTAGGCATATCAATTTATCTTTCAGCGTTCTACCGCACCTGAAAAATAGTTTGACTTTCTTAACTTGATTTGATAGACTATTACTATGAAAGATTACAACTTAGGCTATGCTTGCATAAACATGGAATTATCCAACGCGCCCAAAGCCAAGCGCATTACAACTAATCGTTCAATGATCAAACGCACTTTCAAGGCTAAAGGTCTCAAATACGCTTCTGAGTTAGCTTTGGCCAACTGTAAAGATCTTATTAAGATTCTAGAGTGGAACGAAGCTCATGGTATCAGATTCTTTCGTTTATCCTCAGACTTGTTTCCTTGGGCCTCAGATTATAATCTGTGCGACCTCCCAGACTTTGATGAGATTTGTGACGTTCTTCAAACTACTGGTGATTATATTGAAGATCACGGCCATCGAGTCACTAGTCATCCCGGGCCATTCAATAAGTTGACCTCGCCAAGAGAACAAGTTGTCTTAAATACAATCAAAGACCTTGAGACTCATGGTCAAGTGTTCGATATGCTTGGCTTATCACGCACACCATACAACAAGTTAAACATTCATGTCGGCGCACACTACAATGACAAACAAATGGCTGTCGACAACTTTTGTCGCAACTTCGAGCGCCTATCGCCAGCGGTACAGTCGCGTCTTACTGTCGAGAACGATGACAAGCCTAGCCTGTACTCTACCAAAGAACTTTATGACAATGTGTATTCACGCATTGGTATCCCCATCGTACACGATTTACACCACCATCTTTTTTGTACAGGCGGTTTGACTAATAAAGAAGCTCTTTCTTTAGCTGTCAAAACTTGGGGAGACGTCAAACCTGTGGTGCATTATTCACAATCTAGACCTGATGAACAAAATGATCCAAAAATTCGTGCTAACGCTCATTCTGATTCGTACTGGATTCCTGTTAACACATATAACCATAGCGTCGATGTTATGCTCGAATGTAAACACAAGGAGATCGGTCTCTTCAAAATGAGAGATCTTCTAAGTAAAAACAGAGTAGTTTAAACTACTTAAAAATATGAAGAAGCTACTTGAAAGCTGGCGAAAAGTAATGGAGCAGGCTGATTCGATTCCTTGCCCTCCATCTACACAAGACTTAGAACTCAATACAAAGAACAGAGACGCTGCAATTCGAGCAGAACACATTCAGTATGGGCCTATGAACTTGGAAGACGAAGGATATTGGGCGAAAGCAGCCAAACATTGGAATACTAATTCTGAGGTTGCTAAGAAGTCTCGTTGTGGAAATTGTATTGCTTTTGACGTATCACCGAGAATGCTTGAGTGCCTCCCCGGCCCGGTATCAGAGCCGATTGAAGATGCGGAGGGAAAACTTGGTTATTGTTGGATGCACCATTTTAAGTGTCACTCTGCAAGATCTTGTTTTACTTGGGCTGCCGGAGGTCCAATCTCCGAAGACAAAACATCTAATCAGTGGCAAGAAAAGAATAAGACCAGTCTTCAAGAAGAAGATGAACAATATCAGGCTTCTGATCGCGAGGATAGAAAAGAAGATGCAGAGGAACTAGGCATTGACTTAGAGGAAAAAAAGAAGAAAAAGAAAGATGACCGCTGCACTCGCATTGCAAAGCGTAAATATGATGTATGGCCATCCGCATATGCTTCAGGAGCGGTTGTGAAGTGTCGACAAGGTAAGATTTGGAAAGGCGTTAGTGAAAGTCGACTTAGAGAAATCATCGAAGAGGAGCTTGATTCCTTTCTAAAAGAAAAAGAGGGTCTTCACAAGTGGTTCTCTCGACAAGGCGGAAAAGGCAAGTCAAAAGGGTGGGTAGACTGTAATACTTGCCGTAAAGACAAGAAGACAGGTAAGAAAACTTGTAAGGCATGCGGAAGGCAAAAAGGGGAGAAGAGGGCGAAATACCCATCATGTCGACCAACTCCATCTGCTTGCGATTCTCCCGGGAAAGGTGAAAAATGGGGTAAAAAGAAATGAAAATTACTAAAACAAGAATTAGAGAGTTAATTCGCGAAGAATTACAAAATACTTTATCAGAAACAACGCCTGAAGATGAAAGAGATGCGTTTAATAATATGATTCGCGAAACAGCACATCAATTGCTGTCGACTCACACCAAACTAAGCCCTGTTCAACAAGAAGCTTATGAAAATCTTTTATTACAGGCTGCAAACTCTTTGTCTGATCGTAGAGAAGAAAGAATGGGTATAGAAGAAGAATATTACCACATTTCAGATGCAACTTATGATGATGGCACCGTCGCTGAAGATATTGAATTTTGGGACGATGTTATTGAAGAAGCAGAATACCAAGGCCGAAAGGTTACTTTAAATAAGCCAATGAAGGGTGATGTTAAAAAATCAAAGGTTTATGTAAAGAACGCAAAAGGTAATGTTGTTAAAGTAAACTTTGGTGATCCAAATATGAGAATCAAGAAGTCTAACCCTAAACGACGTAAGTCTTTTAGAGCAAGACATAACTGTGATAATCCCGGACCAAAATGGAAAGCAAGATATTGGTCCTGTAAAGCTTGGTAATTTATGGTATAATTACTGAATATGATAGATGATCGGAAAATATTGCTTTTAAATTCTGATTATCGTGCGCTTCGATTTGTCAACTGGAGCCGAGCCCTGAAACTTATGTATCGCGGAAAAGTGGATATTGTATCAGAGTGGGGAGATACAGTCATTCGTTCAGTCGATGGCACCATTTCTCTTCCATCAACCCTAAGGTTAAAAAATAGAGTCCACTATTTTCGTAAAAAGATTCATTTCTCAAAAGCAATGGTTAAACGTAGGGATAATTATACTTGTCAATATTGCGGCAAGACTCCTACTAAGAAGAATACGACAATCGATCACGTAATACCGGTTTCAAAAGGCGGAGAGACGTCCTATGAGAACTGTGTTACGGCTTGTTACAAATGTAATAATAAAAAAAACAACAAACTTTTATCTCAGATCGATATGAAGCTTATCAACAAACCAACCAAGCCATTATATGATTTATACTATGGCTTATATCCTTCGAAGATTATGCACCCGGATTGGAAAATATTTATTGGGCAAAAATGTTTTGTTTAACTTATTTCAAAATTAGTGTATACTAATAATATGGAAAATAAGAAACCATGTCTATCACCAGAACTTGAGGCAGTTATTACAATCTTGGTTGCAGCTTGCTTACTTCTTTGCATAGCTAGCAACAATATGTTATTGGCCCTTCCCTTGGTTCTCGGAATGGCTTTTTTAAAGAAACATGCAATGAGATGCTATGATAGAAAATTAGATAAATTCTATTATTATGCATATTTAGTATCGGGCGCTTTACTAGCTTTAATGCTATTAAGCCGATAAATCAAGGAGTTTATTTTGGATCAAGATTATTTTTGGGCTGCTGGTCGTAAAAGAACAGCGGCACCACCACCTCTACCTAGCAGTCAGTCTTCGTCGCCAACAAACGTGACAAGAGATAAAGATCATATTGTTGATGTTGTTAATAATACGATTTATTTCTATTCAGAGGTTACACGACCTAAAATTTTGGAATTAAATAAGAATCTTAATAATTTAAGCACCAACTTGGTCAACCAAACAAATCTTTTGAAGACGCAATCTCCCGGAAACATTTACCTTCATATCAATAGCTTTGGCGGGAGCGTGTTTGCGGGCCTTTCGGCTGTCGATACTATCCAAGCCTCCAACGTACCTGTTTGTACGCTTGTAGAAGGCTGTGCGGCCTCTGCCGCCACTCTTATTAGTATCGTTGGAACTCGTCGTGCTATTCGGAAGAATGGATTTATGCTAATTCACCAACTTTCCTCAGGAATGTGGGGGAAATATGAAGAGCAGAAAGATCAAATGCAAAACAACGATATGTTAATGGGGGTCATTAAAGATCTTTATGAGCAGCATACAAAGATTCCAAAAAGAAAACTCCGTGAAATGCTTAAGAGAGATCTTTGGTTTGACGCTGAGACTTGTTTAGAATACGGCTTAGTTGACGAGATTATTTAATCGTTCATCAACTTCTTTAACAAAGCTTTTCTATTCGCATAGGTCAAGATATAATCAACAATCTCTCTATGCGTTGGTGAAAGCGAGAGAAAAGGGAATCTGATATGAGCAGAATGGATCATACCTATAAGCTCTCCTCTGTTGTTGAAGATTCCGGAACCAGAACTTCCTCCAATAGCAGGAATCGTATAGATTGCCTTACCCTCGTAAGCTATTCCGCTATAGTGTCCGTGTAAAATAGGAATCATCTCATTGTCAAAAACACCAAGAGGTGCAGCTAAATTTAATGCACCATCTCCTTGTTGTGGGGCGAGTTGTGCAATCTTAACAGGAGGGCGATAGAATCCTGCAGCGTATGCAACACACATATCTTCGCACATTGTAAACGCAATCGTTTTTGCCTTAAATCGATTTTTATTAATATCTATAACAACAAATTCTTGTTTCGTGACTTGAGCCCCGGCAGCGGTAAATCTAGCAATAACATCACTATCGTCGCAAACATGACCAGCCGTGAAAATATAAGAACCGTCATTGTCGTTTCTTACAACGAAACCAGAACCAGAAGATAACAGAGCTTTGGTAAAGCAGTCTGTGGGTTCCGTTGGATCACAAATTTTTACTTCGATAATTTTTTCAATCTTCACGAAGGAAGTCCTAGGTAAAATACTCCCAACATCATCAGCACCCCCACAAGACCCTTGGTTGCAGCTTACGGTAGCACACGATGCAGAAAACAAAAATAATACAATAAAAAACTTAGAAAAAACTTTAAACATTTCGAACCCTCCTTTATTTAACTAGAAAAGAATAGGATTAACAGAAAATAAAAGACTATATACCCCTATAAACAAGAGATGTTACCATGCCCAACTTTACTAAATACTTAATCACTTTATCAGCTACAACCGCAATTTTATCTACCGTAGCACTTTGCTCTTTTTGTTCTTGCGTGTCCCCGCTCACGAACACTAAGAAGCTTGCCGCACTAGAAGAGGAACAAGTACAAGAAGATCACCGAGATTATTTTTATACGCCTTTTGGTATCAATACTGAAGAGGATGAAACTAGAGCATATATGATGAACGTGATCGTATACGATGCGCACGGTGAAATCGAAGACGTATATGAGCCAATTGTGAGAGATTCCAACGCCTGCAGCGAGTAGAATATTGTTTTTTAACCTAATTAGGGTATAAGCAAAGGTGAACCATGCCTAAAAAAACTTATGTTCTAGATACCAACGTTTACTTAACAGATGCCACTGCGATAAGTTCTTTTGGCAACAATGACATTTTGATACCCTTAAAGGTATTGGAAGAAATCGACAAGCACAAGAAGCGCCAAGATAGTGTTGGCTTAAATGCCCGTTTGATTATTCGAACGTTAGACGAACTACGCCAAAAAGGCGGCCTGAAAAAGGGCGTACGTATAGGAAAGGGCAAGGGCATTGTTTTTGCTCGCCCTCAAGACTACTCCGTATTACCACAGGAGTTGGATAAAAACGATTCAGATAATACAATCCTTAGCGCAGCTTTAGCTGAAAAAAGAGACAATCCTAAAAAACAAATTATTGTCGTTACTCGCGACATCAACATGAGAATTAAATGTGATGCTCTAGAGTTACCCTCAGAAGATTTTAACGTCGATCAGATTGTATTAGATAGTGACGCTCTCTTTTCCGGTTTAACCGAATATCTCGTCGACGACCAAGTTATCGATAGGTTTTATGCTGGGGACGAAATAGAAATCACAGAGGACGAGGCTCAACTATATCCAAACCAACTTGTTATGCTGGTTTCTAATTCGAATAATAAGAAAACTGCAATTGGTAAATTCTTAAGATATAATGAGCCCATCAGAAGAATCATTAATTATGATGGAGTTTGGGGCGTGAGATCTAGAAATAAAGAACAGGCTTTCGCACTCGATGTACTTATGGATCCAAATGTTCCTGTTGTGAGCTTGGTTGGCAAGGCTGGTTCAGGAAAAACCCTTTTGTCTATCGCAGCAGGGCTTGAACAGACTTTAGAAAGCGATGAGCCCCGGTATAAAAAGATTATTGTTTCAAGACCTATTCAACCAATGGGTAAGGATATTGGCTATCTCCCGGGAACAATGGAAGAGAAGATGGCCCCATGGCTGATGCCAATGCAGGACAACTTAGAGTTTCTTATGAGTGATAAAAGAACTTTGGACTTGTATATTGAAAACGGTACAATCGAGGTTGAGGCTTTGACTTATATTCGAGGTCGCTCAATTGCAAACGCCTTTCTTATTATTGATGAGGCTCAACAGTTAACAAAACATGAAATAAAGACTATACTTACAAGAGTAGGAGAAGGAACAAAGATCGTATTCACCGGTGACATTGAACAAATTGATAATGTTTACGTCGACGAAACCTCAAATGGGTTGACTTATGTTGTTGAAAAGTTCAAGGACTATGACCTCGCTGGCCATATAACACTTAGAAAAGGTGAACGCTCAAAGGTTGCGACTCTAGCTGCAAAAGTATTATAAGGATGAAAAATGGCAGATATCGAATTTAAAGATGATAATAATCTCGACACAACGAGTACTCTTAACGAGGTTGTAGAACCTGAAAACAATCTTAAAGAGATTTTGGTAAACTATGTTGGAGAACAACACAATCCAGAAAGTAACGACGTAACCGTACATATGATTGTGGAAACTTTGGCAAAAGAATTCCCAGAGTTTGTTTTAGCCGTTGCAGAAGAAAACTTTATTAGAGGATATCAACAAGCGTTGTATGATGTAGACAATGGTGCACCCTCTGGTTTTCTTTCTCAATTTGGTAGAGTGCAGACGGATACCCAAAGTGAAGAACAGGAATAATATCGAGGATTTCTTATTCGAATCACATGGCAAGAGCTTAAAAAACAACAAGGAACACACCCTCTTCGGAACAATATTGGTGTCAGTCATTGACCCTCTTCCAGAGAATGTTGATATAAGGAGAGTACTTGACAGAATAGTTGATGCCATACCAGAACACTTGGTTTTTGGGATTGATTCAATCTATATTGAGCATTTGGAAGATTTTGATGAAAGAAATATCAATGCCCTGTATAGGGACCAAACCATTTACGTCAGTAATTTTCAAGATAACGAAGAAGACATGATTGACGATATTGTGCACGAGATTGCTCATTCTGTAGAATCTCTGTATAATATGGCTATATATCAGGATCAAAGTCTTGTAAATGAATTTTTAGGAAAAAAGAAAAGATTGCTTGACTTATTGGAACAGGAAGGTTATAATGTAAACGAAGAAGAGTATAGTAATGTGCAGTTTTCGAAACAATATGACGATTTCTTATATAAGCAAGTCGGGTACCCAAAAGTTTCTGGCCTCACAAAAGGTTTATTCTTGAGTCCGTATTCTGCTACATCTGTTAGAGAATACTTCGCGATTGGGTTTGAAAATTACTTTCTCAAGGACGCTCGATACGTAAAAACATTGTGTCCTAATCTATACTCTAAGATCACAGAAATTTCTAAAATCTAAAAAAGGTATATCATGTCTCACATCTCATTTTCCGAACTTAAAAACTGGAGCACTTGTGCATTCTATCACAAGCTTACTTATATCGACCGCCTCACGGCGTTTGAAGGGAATGAGTATACCGCTTTCGGCACAGCCGTACACGATGTGTGTGAGAAGCTTCTCTTAAAAGAATCAATTAATCCAGAGGAGTACTTTCTTCAACGTTTTAGTGAGGAGCTAAGAAATCTTCCAAAAGACTTGGAAATTAGAAAGAAGCTGGCTGTTGATATGAAAACTCAAGGAGAGAATCTGCTTCCCAATATTATCCCTGCGATTGATGAATATTTTGGAGAATATGAAGTGGTTTCTACCGAAGAGCCAATTATGACTCCTATTGAAGAATATACAGATGCTGAATATAACTTCAAAGGCTTTATTGACTTAGTTGTAAAAACTAGCGACGGAAGACATCATATTATCGATTGGAAGACCTGCTCTTGGGGCTGGGACGCTCGCAAAAGGGCTGAACCAATGATTATATATCAACTTATCTATTATAAACATTATTATGCAAAAAAGCATAATATCGACCCCAATATGATCGATGTACACTTCGGTCTTTTAAAGAGAACGGCCAAGAAAGAGCACGTTGAATTATTTAAAATTACTAGTGGCAAAAAAAGAACTGAAAATGCTATTAAATTATTAGCCGCGGCGTTATATAATATAACTAATAAAAAGTATACAAAGAACAAACTTGCATGCCAAGGTCCATATGGTCCGTGCGAGTTTTACAAAACAGAACACTGTACATAAAGGAAGATATGAACAAAAAAATTAAGATTCTGACTCTAAGTGACCACCCGCTCTCCCCATCCGGCGTGGGAACTCAAACAAAATATATGATCGATGCGCTGCTTAAGACAGGTAAATATGAAATTATCAGTTTCGGCGGAGCTATTAAGCACGAAAACTATGAACCTATGAAAATAGCCGAAGATTGGGTTGTCATTCCGGTTGATGGATATGGAACACAGGAGTCCATCCGCTCGGTGATACGTAATGAGAAACCAGATATTCTTTGGTTTATGACAGATCCGAGATTTTATGGCTGGCTTTGGGACATTGAAAATGAAATAAGGGCAAACTTGCCTATGGTATATTACCATGTGTGGGATAACAAACCTTATCCTGTATTTAATAGACCTTCATATCTTTCAAATGACCTCATCGCAACAATTTCTAAAGTTACAGATGATGTAGTACGCAATGTCGCTCCAGAAGTGGAATGCGTTTATCTTCCACACTCTGTTGATACGGATATCTTCAAGCCGCTCGCTGCTGCTGAAAAAGCAACTTTTCGAGTTGAAAACCTCCGTGAAGAAGATCGCGATAAAGTAATCTTTTTCTGGAATAACAGAAATGCCCGTCGTAAACAGACTGGTAGTATTATGTTTTGGTTTAAAGAGTTTTTGGATGAAGTCGGCCACGACAAGGCTATGTTAGTTATGCATACCGACCCTCATGACCCTCACGGTCAAGACATGTACGCCATTTTGGATGACCTGCGTCTTCTCGACGGCCAGATCTCCATTTCAACTGGTAAATATCCTTTAGAAGGACTAGCCAGTTTATATAATATGGCTGACTGCACAATCAATATCTCTGATGCAGAGGGTTTCGGACTGGCCACTTTTGAGTCTTTATGCTGCGGCACTCCGATTGTCGTTAACATGACAGGTGGCCTCCAAGAACAGGTTACTGATGGAGAAGAATGGTTCGGTGTCGGAATCAACCCCACATCAAGAGCTATCATCGGCTCTCAGGACGTTCCTTGGATTTATGAAGATCGAGTGGCGAAAGAAGACTTTATTAACGCCCTTCGCACAATATACGATATGACCCCAAAACAAAGAGAGGGTCTCGGCCTTGCTGGCCGCGGCCACGTTGAAAAGAACTATAATTTCGAAGAGTATGGGAAAAAATGGGATGAGCTTTTAACTAAAGTTCACGAAACTCACGGCTCTTGGGAAACTAGAAAAAATTATCAATCTTGGAGATTAATAGAAATACCATGAAAAGAAAAAAGATTTTAGTAAGAGGTCCCGGCCTAACACGCTCCGGGTATGGTGAGCAAACCAGATTTGCTTTGAGAGCATTGAAAACTCATGAAGAGTTCTTCGATATTTACTTTGAGCCTCTTAATTGGGGCCAAACAGGATGGTTATCAGATGATGATGAGGAAAGAAAGTGGATGGATAGCTTGGTGGCTAAAACCATATCTTATTCCCAAAGGAATCCCCAGTATGACGTAGCCGTTCAAGTCACTATCCCACAGGAGTGGGAGAATATCGGTAAAGTTAATATCGGATACACAGCAGGAACTGAGACGACCAAGATTTCTGGAGAATGGATTGGTAAATGTAACGAAGTCGACAAAATCATAACTGTCTCAGACCACACAAAGGCAGCTTTTGAAAACAGCGTATACGATGTTATCGATAACACTACCGGCGAAAAAAGATCTGGTTATCGCTGCGCAACTCCTTTGGAAACAATCGGTTTCGCCACGAGAACTGTCAAACCAGAACCTCTTGATCTGGATCTGCCCAATGATTTTAATTTTTTGATGGTATCTCAATGGTCTGTAAGAAAAAACATTGAAAACACAGTCAGGTGGTTTATTGAGGAGTTTAAGAATGATGATGTTGGGCTGGTATTAAAACTGAATACTAAAAACAATTCCATTAAAGACAGTGAGTTCACAAGAAAAAGATTGAAATCTTTGATTGATGACACCAAAGGTAAGAGAAAGTGTAAAATCCATCTTCTCCATGGAGATTTAACTGATGGACAGATGACCTCTCTTTATCAAAATTCAAAAATCAAGTGCTTAATTAATCTTGCTCACGGTGAGGGCTTCGGGCTTCCAATGTTTGAAGCGGTTCAAAATGAGTTGCCTGTCTTAGCACCCAATTGGTCAGGCCACACAGATTATCTGTATGCGCCACAAAAAGACAAGAAGACCAAAAAGGTTAAAAAACGGCCTCATTTTGCAAGTGTTGAATACACAATTCAGCCAATTCAGAAAGAGGCTGTATGGCATCCTGTGCTAATTGAAGATTCTATGTGGGCGTACCCTCAAAAGGTTAGCTACACAAAAGCTTTGAGAGATGTTTTCAAAAATAACGGAAAATATAATAAATTAGCAAAGGCTTTGAAGAAGCACGTCGATAAGAACTTCTCTCCGGAAAAGCTCTATGGCAGGTTTGCAGAAATTTGTTATGGTGCCAAGCTGCAATTAGAACCAGCCGATTACGTTTTTGTGAGTGATTTCTTTACTGATGAATATGCCGGCGGAGCAGAACTGAGCTTTGAGTCTCTAATAAATTCTTGCTCTGGCACAAAGGTTAAAGTCAAGTCCGACAATGTATCAGAGAAACATTTAGAATACTATAAAGATTCAAAGTGGGTTTTTGGAAACTATACAGGACTACAAGTAGGTTTTATGGAAGAACTTTTGAAATCCAAAGATTCTTTAAATATCAATATTGTTGAATTTGATTACAAGTTCTGCAAATATAGGAACTTAGAATTACATAAAGCTATGGAAGGTAAGGATTGCACCTGTGCTGATGAGCCACATGGAAAACGAATTTCTGCTTTCTTAACAGCAGCAAGTAATGTTTTCTTTATGTCTCAAAAACAAATGGATATACATTTATCATCTATAACTGATCTAGAAAAAGACAAGTGCTCAGTGTTATCTTCTGTTTTTGATGAGAACGTGCTTGATAAGATTAAAGAACTTCGCGAAGAGAATAAGGATAAGAAAGAGGACTTTTGGGCAATTCCCACATCGACTCTTTGGGTGAAAGGTTCCGAGGAGGCTAAAAAGTGGTGCACTAAGAATGAGCACAACACTGTCGAGCTAACAAACATGAGTTATATAAATTTGTTAGAGACCTTAGCTAAAGCAAAAGGACTTTGCTTTTTACCTGCAGGTGCAGACACCTGCCCTCGTTTGGTGATTGAAGCCAAGCTTCTGGGTTGTGAATTAAACCTTAATGAGAACGTTCAGCATACAACCGAATCTTGGTTTGATACAGACAATCTAGAAGACATAGAAGGGTATCTTAAATCTGTACGCAATAATTTTTGGAATAAGGTAGGAGCTAATGAACAACAAAATACAAACGCTGTGGGTGGGTAACAAATTAAGCACAATGGAGAGACTGTGTTTGTCTTCTTTTGTGCATAATGGTCACTCAATTGAGCTTTACTCATATGAAGATATCGAAAACGTCCCAGATGGCGTTGTAATCCGCGATGGCAACGAAATACTGCCTGAGGATATGATTTTCGAATACAAGCACCACAAGAGCTTCTCTGGCTTCTCAAACTACTTTCGCTACAAGCTTCTCAGTGAAAAGGGCGGCTGGTGGGTCGATACTGACGTTATCTGCTTGAAACCATTTAATATTCCAGACCCTTTGGTTATTTGTTCTGAAGAAGTTAATCCTTTAGGGGAAGGCAACACTCACGTTGGATCCTGTGTTATAAAGGCTCCTGCTGGCAACATATTGACTAAAGATGCGTTTCAGATTTGTATGAACAAGAAACCAGAGGATTTAGTGTGGGGCGAAATCGGCCCCCGTCTTGTGAAAGAGATGGTTGAAAAGTATAATATGCAGAGTTTTATAAAAGAACCATCTTGGTTTTGCCCCATCCCGGGATGCCTCTGGACCGCGTTCTTGGATGGCTCTATAGAATTGAATTTCAAGGAGGATACTCACGCTGTGCATCTATGGAATGAAATGTGGAGACGTGGCGGAGCGGATAAAGACGAAGATTATCCTTCTAATTCTTTCTATGAGAAATTGAAAAGAAGGTATCTTTAATGCATAAGGTACTGTTTTTATGCCAACAGAGATATTATATAACTAAAATGTCTCGTGTACGGTTTCATTCTATGGAAGCGATCTCCAAGGTTACGGATTTTGTCTGGTCCGGACCCGGATGGCCCAATTATGACGAAAAATTGACAGTGCAAGAGAATATTGATAAAATTTACGAAGGCCAAGATAAACCAGATTTGGTTGTAGCTTATAAACCATTTGATTTAAAAGAGTTTGACAAGGTTGAGCAAAAAACCTGCATTCGTTACAACGAAATGTACGACCATAAATGGACGCTTGAAGAGATTAACGGAAGTAAGCCGGATGTGATTATTTGTCACCATTTAAACGATATGAGGGAATATGAAGAACTTTTTGCAAAGAACCCGTTGGATTTTGATGTTAAAATGGTTAACATTCCTCATAGTGCTGAAAAAACGATATTTTACGATCAAAACCTGCCTAACCGACCGTTCGATTGTCTTTTGGTTGGCGCAGTGGGCGTGCAGACTATGTTGGGAGATCACTATCCTCTTCGTACTCGTATGTTTCCTATACTTAATGCAATGAGTGGAATGGGGTATAATTGTGGTATCTTACGCCACCCGGGTGGAGAACATATGGATGCATATACCAGCAAGTATGCCAAGGATTTCGCCACAACAATCAATCAGGCTAAAATAGCGATTACCTGCACTGGCGCACCTAACTCAAGGTATGGTAAATATATTGAAGTGCCAATGTGTGGAACTTCAATTGCTGGCGACATCCCCGGAGAAGATCAAGAAAACTTTAAAAAGTTTGTCATAGAGATAAGTACAGGAATGACAGATAAGGAAATAATTGATAAATTAATCTATTTCTTACACAACGAGGACATAAGACAAGAGCAAGTCGCAGTCGGAAAAGAATGGGCAGATAACTACACTCAAGAAAAGTACGCTGAAAGATTTGTTAAAATGCTTGGAGAATTATAATGAAAGTTTTTTCCCTCCCTCCTCAAGAGAACTGGATATGTGACAGGTTTTTAGAAGAGTGGAATCAATACAATTCAGATATTGTCACTGATGACTTGGCGGCAGCCGATATTAACTGGGTATTGGCCGGATGGCAGTGGAACAGGATTCCACAAGAATACCTACAGTCTAAAAAAACAGTCTTGACAGTACACCATATTGTACCAGAGAAGTTCAATGAGCAGAAAAGAGGAGAATTTCTTTTCAGAGACCGCTTTGTCGATTGGTATCATGTTCCTTGCGAGAACACAAAAGAACAAATAATTGAATATACGGACAAGCCAGTTTTCATTCAACCCTTCTGGGCCAACCAGCATATGTGGTATGAGATGAAGAACAAAGGTGAATTAAGAGAAGAGCTTGGACTTCCAAAAGATGCTTATATCGTTGGAAGTTTTCAGAGAGATACAGAAGGCCATGATCTGATAAGCCCAAAACTTGAAAAAGGCCCAGACCAGTTAATTGATATTTTGGAAAGTATATCTAAAAAGCGCCCAAATAAAGATCTTTTTGTCGCCCTCGCAGGTCCCCGTCGTCAGTATGTAATTAGGCATTTGAAGAGGCTTGGTATTGATTATAAGAGTTTTGATTTCATTGAATTTGATATTTTAAATAAACTTTACAACTGTCTCGATTTATATATCGTCTCATCTCGTCATGAAGGCGGTCCACAATCTATCATAGAGTGTGGTCTAACAAAGACTCCGATTATATCAACAAAAGTTGGACTAGCTCCGTTAATTTTAGCGGCAAACAATATGTACAACACTCCTAGTGATTTTGAATCTGCTTGGAAGGCTAACAAGAATTTAGATTTCATATATAATAGAGTAATGAAGTATGCAATTCCAGATGGCTTCAAACCATTCAGGGAATTTTTCGAAAAAATAAAAGGATAGAGTATGAACGAGACTTCCCCAATACGCGCACAATTTCATTATCAAGGAATTATTGCTATAAATCTTAAAGAAGGTCCTGCGCACAAAAGATTTATCAAATGCTTGGATGACATTGCTAGCAACAATCTTAAAGAGGGATTTTCTTTAGAACAAAAATACCCGACAACGGCAGACTTGAGGCCAAACGCTTACGAGTATGATGAAAGTGTACTTGACGTTTTATTCGAAGCCGACGTTCCAACCTTGTTGCGGGGTCTTTTAGGGCAAGAAATGTATCTATCTGTCGCCCAGATTAGACAAAGTTATCATACCGGTGAGGAAGAACAAAATTCATATATGAGTTGGCACCGCGATGTACATTGGTACCAAGGAGAGAAACAATCCGGCAATATACCCCCCGTTTATAAGTTAATATTTTATCCGAATATAACCGGAGAGGAGCAAAGCTGTTTACACTTTTGTATGGGCTCTCATCTAAGGGTTTCCGCCGATAAGCAGTTTGATTATAAACAGATTACCGAAGATACCGTCGTAACTGTTGTAAACTCGAATATAGGGTATACTCTGATAAACACATCTGCTTTTCACCACGCAATCCCTCCAAAATCAAAATCCGGCCAATTAAGGGTAATTTATTCTTTTTGCCTCGAAAGTCAGTTGGATGGCGAACCCGAACACTCCAAGCTTCATGAGATGTACAAGGTTAAATTAAAAGAATATAATGAAAATTTACATAAATAGATCCCCAGTTTCAGGCCCTTGGGGAGGCGGCAACAAAACAGTAACGGCGCTAGCTGATAAGCTGGAACAACGTGGTCATGAGGTTGTTTATGAACTTGCAAGAGATTTAGATATAATTTTCTGCTTTGATCCACGACCAAACTCTAGGGGCGAGTGGTATCAAACTTATGTTGATTATAAGTACGTCTTCAAAGACACAAAGATAATCCAGCGCGTTGGAGATTTGGGAACACACGGAAAACCAGAATTGACAGAACTTGTTAGAGAGACGATCAACTTTTCAGATTATGCAATCTTCCCGAGTAAGTGGGCTAAAGAGTATTTAGGCCCCCTGAGTCGACCGCATACAGTGATAGACAATGCTCCACTAAAAACGTTCTTTAAAAGTAGATCGCATTCCACGGGAGTATCTGGTAAATTAAAAATCGTAACACATCATTGGTCGACTAATCCTAAGAAAGGTTTCGAGTATTATAAGTTTTTGGATAAGCACATAGTAGAAAATGACAACGACTTGGCGTTCACTTACATTGGTAGATTACCAGACAATTTAAGATTTATGAAAGCCAATTACCACCCGCCAACTGGAGATAATTCTATTTTAGCTGATTTGTTGTCGCAAAATCACGTTTATTTAACAGCATCCGAGGAAGAAGCCGGCGCAAATCATGTATTAGAGGCCATGGCATCCGGCCTCCCTGTGATATATCACAAAAATGGCGGAAGTATAGCGAACTATTGCGAGGATTATGGCATCGGCTATGATTCTAATGACAGTTTGATTGAAGCAGTTGCTAAAGTAAAAGAGAACTTTGAGCACTATAAACGAAATATTATGGGATTTCATAGGAATATGGAACAAGCCATAGAAGAATACGTGGAGATAATAGAGAATGTTTAATGTTAATATAAGTATAGATGATATATCGCCCCACCCCTTGTCTTCGACAAAGGTTCTTGAGAGGTGTTATGAATTGATTGAAGAGTTCGAAGATATAAAATTCACACTCTTTGTTCCAACGAGTTACTGGAGGACAATGCCTCCACAAGAAGGAAGACCAGACACTAGAACTTCTGATCCTTTTCAAATTGATCTATATCCAGAGTTTTGCGAAGAGATTAAGAATTTGCCAAAGAAAAACTTTGAGCTTGGTTACCATGGCCATTTTCACGGCATTCCAAGAAAAAGTAATAATGACGAATTTCAATACCTGAGTCACCCGCAAGCATTAGATAGGTTTAAGCTTATGTTTGACACAGCCGAGAAGGCTGGCGTCAAAGATAGCATGCAGCCGATATTCAGACCACCAGCGTGGCGAATGTCTGCCGATTCGATTAGGGCCGCCAAAGAGCTTGGTATTGAGATTCTCGCTTTGTCAGCAAAGCCAAACTACAAACAGACGTATGGCGGAGAGGATGACAATTTTGAGAATGTCGTATATTATAATGTAAATCCGCCTTTTGATCCGTTGACCTTGTGTTCGAAAACCGAGATCGTATATCATGCATGTGAGTGGGATAAAAATTTTTTAGATAAAGATAAAACCGAAGATTTAAGAAACTTTCTTAAGAAAAATGAAGAAAAGATCGACTTTTGTTTTATGAGAGAATTGTAATGGGTCAGTCCGACGCAATACTTTACAGCGATCTTTACTACAAACATATTTCTCCACAAGGCTCTGTAGCTCTGTTGGGCTTTCAAAACAATCAGTATTTTCCCGGCGACTGTTATGATTTACAGCTTGATAATTGGGATATAAATAGCGATTGGCAGTTAAACAAAAAATATGATACAATCATATCCCTCCGTTGCCCTTATTTTGCCAAAGATCCAGAGTCTTTCATTCAGAGATGTTATGACAATCTGAATGAAAATGGACGTCTCTATATAGACTGGGGCTTGGGTGATCACTGGCGCTTTGATAATTTTAAAGTTGGTTGGGTAAAAGATGGAGAACAAGAGTATGCATACAAGGATGATAACTTTTTGTGGTCGACTGTTTGGGAAGACTCATTTTTAAAAAATTCACAGTTTAAAATTTTTCAAGAAAGCATTCGAAAGTTTAATTATAACAATATTGAAGAGGCTGTGTTTTTTGAAGTGCCAAAAGTGTTAGATATGAAATTTATTAGAGAGCGCTTTGAGGTGGGGTACGATATTTTAACTTTATGGCCCGATGACAAGCCACAGTTGTATGTATTATTGTGCGGTATGAAAAAATGACAAAAGGATTGTTGATACAGATGACAGGACTATCTGGTTCTGGAAAGAGTACTTTGGCTAACCATGTGTCGAGTAGTTTAGAGAAGGATGGTTATGCTGTGGAGATTCTTGACGGCGACGAATATAGAGCCGGCCTTTGTTCTGATTTGGGATTCTCTAAAGAAGATAGGAATACAAACATAAGAAGACTGGGGTTTGTTGGCAATGTTCTAGCTAGAAATGGCATTATCGCTATAATGGCTACAATAAATCCTTATGAAGAAATTCGTTTACAACTCACACAAAAGTATGATAATATAGTGACTGTATATATTAAATGTAATATAAACACTCTCTTAGTGCGAGATCCAAAAGGTTTATACAAAAAGGCCACCTTACCAGATGGCCATAAGGATAAAATACACAACTTTACAGGCATATCCGACCCTTTTGAAATTCCGAAGGATCCAAACTTGACAATAGATACCGATATGTTAACATTAGATGAATCTGTTGAACTACTGAAGCGCTTTATAATCGATACAATAGAAAATGGACCCCAAGAAAACAGCTAAAATATCAATTTGTTGCCTCTTCCGCGGAGGCTCAAATCATCTGGCAGCGAACTTACATTACCAAGATCATTTCTTTTCCCACTCTGAGCGAAAGGGCTTTGGCAATATTGCTCGCCATGATGTATTCGGCAACTATCGTGCCGATGAACAATTTGACGAGGACAGATATGACAAAGCGAAATATCATGTTTGGAAAAGGTTTTGGACAAGAACTGGCAACTCACACTACAGAGACAGAACTGCTCAAAATCAAAATAAAATTATAGTATTTCAAGTTCGACACCCATATATGGTCTACAAATCGATGTTGAGATATATTGATAAGGCTACAGAAGAAGGTAAACGACCAGCCAACCCATGGAAGGATGTCGACGGTTTTAAAAACGAAAACTTGACTGATATGATTGGCATTTATGAAAAACTCTTTAAGGCGATAGGGATATGTAAGCTGACCGGTCAAGAATTTCATGTGTTTTATCACGAGCAATATCTAAAAGAAGGTGCTTCATATTTAACAAAACTGATCAAGAACATGAATCTGGAGGATGGAAGTGAGATATGCAGAAATATCAAATCTCACAAAGAATATCTAGATAATTTAAATTCAACAAAAGAACTGGACATTAAACAACTCAAGCCCGGTTATGGCAATTATGAGCCGTGGAGAAGTGTGGACCACAAGACAGAGATTGATAAAATAAAAGAATGTCCAGAGCCTATAATTGAAAAAATCTGCACACAAGTTGTGGATTCTATTCGTGAGCAAACAAATCCCGATAAGATTGAGAAAGCTCTGGCTCTAACAGAAAAAGAATTGGCTGAATTTAAAGAGTTTTACACCAAAACTATATTTGAGTAATGAGAGATACAAAAGTAATATTATTATACCCACCAGAGCAAACTTGGCCAGACACCATGTGCAAGCCGAATGGTTCTTTGGCCTACCCAATGTTGGGTGCAGCGCTTTTATCAGCAGGAGTGGACGTAGAGGTTTATGACGCTTGTGTTGGAAATGAAGAGGATGATCTTCAAGAAACGTTTTATACAACGACTGAGTTACCAACGGGGATGTTACGAACGGGAGTTTCGGATGAAAGAATTTTGGAAAAGGTATCCGATGCCACGATTGTTGGAATAACGTCTATATTTTCGCACCAAGAAACAATGGTTTTGAACACAATAAGATTGATCAAGAAACATTTTCCGGAAAAATTGATTGTCTCAGGTGGTGTGAATGCTAGAAACAGGGTTAGGCAATTTTTTGATGCTGGTGTCGATTTAATATGCACATCAGAAGCAGAAGCTACGATTATCAACATAGTCAATACTCATGAGTCTGGAAGCAGTGATTATTCCCACATACCCCACTTAATATTTAAAGATGGGGACACGCCCAAATACAGTTTAGCTAAGGGAGATATTTTTTGGGACCTAGACGATCTACCGGTCCCAGCTTGGCATCTTTTACCAAACGAAAGATATTGGAAAATTGGTCGACCACATGGTGGTCATTTTAAAGAAGATGAGGAACTAAGATACGTTTCTATGATGACTTCTTTGGGTTGCCCCTTTGCTTGTACTTTTTGTCATATTGCTGGAGAATTAAAGGGTTCTACATCAGGCGAAATAGGAAGGTTTAGAATTAAATCTGATGAACGTGTACTGGAAGAACTAAGCGTCCTTAAAGATATGGGAGTTAAGCAAATTTTTATTGAAGATGATTCTTTGCTCGGCAAAAAGAAGCGCGCCATCCGCTTGATTAAAAAAATGATAGGAATGGGCTTTGATATCTTGGATGTTAACGGAGTTAATATCATCCACCTATTAAAGGATGGTAAACCCGACAGGGAGATGATCGAGGTGCTCATGGCTGCCGGCTTTAGAGACATCGTACTTCCATTTGAGTCTGCCAACAAAAGAATGATAAGCAAATATGCTTCGAATAAGTGGGATATTACAAACTCAGATGTAACTGGGCTGATCAAAGTTTGTAAAGATTACAATCTCAGAGTTGCAGGAAATTTTATGCTAGGATATCCAGATGAGACTAAACAAGAAGTCTTAAATACGGTAGAATATGCTAAGGACAGAATGAAAGATGGCTTAGACGCAGCCAACTTTTTTCTAGTTATGCCATTACCCGGAACGCCAATGTTTGATGATGCAATAAGAGACGGTCTTTTACCAAGAGATTTTAGTCCAGATAAAATGCATTGGCAGAAAGCAAATATGATAAACACTCCGGTGCCACCACAAGAATTGGAAGAAATTAGAGACAAAGCGTGGCAAGACTTAAACAATCCGGAATTTACGAAATATAAAAAAGGTATGGTTGTCGATAAAAATACTGGAGAGATTCACAAAAGGAGTGCAGAATGAAAAAGAGAGTATTAATCACAGGCGGAGCAGGATTTGTAGCACATCATGTAATTGAAACGCTTTTACAAGAGACAGATTATGATATTGTATCCCTTGACAGATTAGACGTCTCAGGTAACTTGAATAGGTTGGCCGAGGTTTTGGAAACGAACCCTAATGCGAGAGGCCGACTTAGTATTGTGTGGCATGATCTCAAAGCCCCACTCAACGATATGGTCCGCAAAAAGATTGGCCCAGTAAATTACGTTCTTCATCTGGCCGCTGGCTCCCACGTAGATAGAAGTATTGAATACCCAATGGAGTTCGTTATGGACAATGTTGTTGGGACAGCCAACATTCTTGACTACGCCAGAGAATTTTTACAGGATAGTTTAGAATTATTTTTGTATTTCAGCACAGACGAAGTATTTGGACCTGCACCTGAAGGCGTTTTTTATGAAGAAGACGATAGATATCGCTCAGGCAATCCTTATGCTGCTTCCAAAGCTGGTGCCGAGGAACTATGTGTTGCGTATGAAAACACTTATAAGATGCCCATTATCGTAACACACACAATGAACGTATTCGGCCTTAGACAACACCCAGAAAAGTTCATACCTAAAATCATACAGAGCGTTAGAGATGGAGATATGATTCAAGTACATGCCAACTCTGCCTGTACCAAAGCTGGCTCTAGGCACTATATTCATGCTAGCGACGTCGCGTCGGCAGTCTTGTTTCTTATTAATAGTGGTGTAAGCGTTAGTGGCGAAAAATATAATGTAGCTGGATTGGAAGAGACAGACAATGAAGAACTGGTAAACATGATTGCAGACATTATGGGCAAAAAAGCAAAATATGAATTGGTTGACTTTCATTCTTCACGCCCGGGCCATGATCTCAGATATGCCCTATCTTCAGAGAAGATGAAGAAATTGGGGTGGACGCCTGAGAAACCTTTGAAAGAACGCCTGAAAGAAGTTGTCGAATGGAGTTTGGAAAACAATAGGTGGCTTGGTGATTAATGCAGAAGTACACATACAGTTTAGAGAGCTACAACTTTATAAAAATAGTAGAAGATCTATTTGACTGCCAAGATCTTCACTATATACACGATAAGCTGCCTTCTCACATAAGGTATGATGAGTTACATAAATTAGGCGAAGATAACAAAACTTGGTTTCATCAAGTATTTTACAAGCCAATAAATGAGGGAAATTCGCATTTCCAAACTCTTTATGAGAAGTTTATTTACGAAGTGGTCCCAAAACACATCGATGGCGATAAGTTTTTGTATCAAAAATCTCCAACCTTTAGAGTACACACTCCGAATAATATTGCTGTAGGAGGATGGCACAAAGATATAGATTACAATCATCCAGAAGGAGAGATGAACTTTGTTGTTTGTCTGACTGAGGCGAATGAAACTAGTAGCATCTGGGCAGAAAGCTCACCCGGTAAAGAGGATTATCGACCACTTAACATGAAGCCCGGAGAAATGATACAATTTGATGGTAATCGTTGCACACATGGTAACAAGGTCAACGAAACAGGAAAATCAAGAGTGAGCTTTGATTTTAGAATTTTACCATACGATAAATATAAACCAGATACATCTAAGAAATCTGTAGCAATTGGCAGAAGCTTTACTTTAGGCGACTACTACAAACTTTATGAAAAAAATGAAAATTGATATTATCATACCATCTTACAAGTCCAAGGAAATAACTGCTCTAGCAATAAAATCTTTTGAAAAGAATAAGGGAAATTTTGAGTTTAGGTATATAGTGGTTGAAAATGCCGGCGACGAATCATATAAAGAAGACATCGTATCTTTAAACGAAAACATACATTGGATAACCAATAAATGTGAACATCGTTATTTAAGTTCTTTTACAAATGGCGAGGCCGTGCAAAAGGGCTTGGAGGTTGTTGAGTCTGAGTATGTTTTTGTGTGCCACAATGATGTGGTAGCTACAAGCCCAGATTGGATGCGTTTTTTATATTCAAAAATCGAAGAAGGTTGCGTACTAGCTGGCACAGTTTTAGACAACGTGCGCATCCAAGCTGTACATATTAGTGGAATGTTGATTAAATCTGAAATTGCAAAAAGTGTAGAGTTTGACCCAGTTAATGATGATTATGGAAATCAAATTATGGACGTTGGAGATAACTGGACTCAATATTGTAGAGATAATGATTTAAAATATTATTGTTGTAATAATACTCATAATGAAAACACGGGAGATATTCCTGAGCCATATACAAACTTTCACTCCGATAGAGCTTTAGACGATAATGGCAATGTTATTTTCTTACATTTAGGAAGAGGTACAAGAAAGGCACTGGGCGAATACAGTCAACCCGGCAAAACACTGCATGCAGACTGGATTAAGTTTGTTGAGAGGGAAATTTTGGGGGCTTCTAATGGCTAGATGTTTGGTTACAGGCCATATGGGTTATATTGGTACCCATATCTATAAGAAATTAATTGAGCTTGGCCATGAAGTAAAAGGCATAGACCTTAAGGAAGGCGAAGATATTCTTACAGATTTGAACGATCTTAAGTATCAAGAGTTCAAACCAGAGTATATATTTCATCTAGCAGCTATCCCCCGAGTCGCCTACAGTATGGAGCACCCTCATGAGGTTTTGTATAATAATGTGGTAACCTCCTTAAACGTCTTAGAATTCGCTAGAATCCACGGAGTAAAAAGAGTGATATATTCAAGCTCTAGCTCTGTTCGTGGCAATGGAGACGGTCCTACGAGCCCCTACGGTGCATCTAAGTTGATACCGGAGACTTTATGCAAGAACTATACAAAGGCTTTTGGGATTGACACTGTATGTCTTCGATATTTTAACGTTTATTCAGAAGATCAGAAGGCTGAAGGCCCATATGCAACGGCTGTTGCAAACTGGATGCAATACTTACGTGACGGAAAAGACCCGTTCATCACGGGAGACGGAGAACAAAGAAGAGATATGCTTTATGTCCACGATGCTGTAGCTGCCAATATCTTTTGTATGGAACACGAAGGACTTTTCAATGGTCAAAATTTTGACACCGGCACTGGGAACAACATATCTCTGAACGAATTAAAAGAAATAGTATTAGAAAACCATCCCGACACCACATTTCTGTATGTTGATGACCGCCCCGGCGATGTAAAGTTGACAAAAGCTGAAACTAAGTCTTTGTCTGATTTAGGTTGGACGGCGAAGATGGATATTAGAACAGGTGTATCTAACTGTTTTAAAGGGGTAAAAAATGAAGTATAGCATTGGCATTATTGGAAATGGTTTTGTTGGCGCTGCCATCGCCGCCGGCTTCTCGCCTACGTGTAAAGTCAGAATCTATGATAAAAACGAATTAAGATCACTTAATACGCTGGACGACACCATTAACTTGTCTGATGTTGTATTTGTTAGCGTGCCAACCCCTATGAATGATGACGGCTCCATAAATCTTGGAATTGTTGAATCAGTGTTTGAAGAAATATCAACAAAATTAACAAATCCTGATTGTGCCATAGTTTTAAAATCAACAGTTGTACCGGGAACTACCAAGAGACTCTCTGAAAAATACCCTAATTTAAACGTTGTATACAATCCAGAATTTTTAACAGAGCGAAAAGCTCATTTTGATTTTAATAATCAGTCTAGAATTGTTTTGGGCGGCAAGTCGCAAAATCTAGATTTGATCACGCGAGTTTATGAAGAAAGATTTATGCATTGCAATTTTGTAAAAACAGATACAACAACTGCAGAATTTATAAAATATTTTGGAAACCTGTTCTTTGCTGTAAAGGTTTCTTTCGCAAATGAAATGAAAATGATGGCCACGAAGCTTGGTGTTAATTGGGACGAAGCACTGTATGGGTTCGTTGCTGATGGCAGGGTGGGTGATTCACACCTTCATGTACCCGGTCCAGATGGTAAAATGGGCTTCGGAGGCTCTTGTTTTCCGAAGGACCTTAACGCTTTTGTAAATTTAGCGGATAATAAAGGTATAAATGTCAATGTTTTAAAGGCAGCATGGCAAACTAATCTAGAAGTTCGACCAGAAAAGGACTGGGAACAGCTTAAGGGTCGAGCAGTAACATTAAAAGATAAAGGAGATTAATGTAATGGATATTAAATTTAAAGACGGCAGGTCACAAAAACAGGAAGTAAAGGAAATGAACCTTTCCGATCAGGCGCTGGGGGCCTTAATGATGGCGCTCCAAAAGAGCCTATTAGAGCAAAGTGATATTGTGCCCACTCTGAAAGCGTTCAGGCTAGCAGAAGATGCATCAGGAGAGTTAGTTGTAGTAAACCCACCAGTTTTTAAGGTTGGAAATTCTGATTTGGACACTCTTGCGGCAGCAACTGAGACTGAAGAATAAGAATGCCTCGATATGCTTACAGGTGCAAGGAGTGTGATCACTTTTTTGAAGTAACTCATTCAATGAGTGAAAAAAGGAGAGATTGCCCTTCTTGTAACACTAGCGATTCTCTATTCAGAGTACCAAGTAACGTTGTTAAGAAAGTTGCTAGAACGAAAAAGGTTGGAGATGTTGTGAAAGCACATATTGAGGAAGTAAAACAAGAAGTGAAAGAAGAAAAAGAGAGAATCCGTAAGGAGGAGTATAAACCATGATAACAACATTGATAGTATCTTTAGTATTTAATATTTTATTAATTTGGTATGCAAGAAAATTATTACAAAAATTAGCATACTTTTCAGAAGATATTGGTGATATGAACGAGAACGTAGAAGTTTTTGCAGAACATCTAGAAAGATTACACAGCCTTGAAACTTATTATGGTGATCAGGACTTGCAAAACTTAATTGCTCATGCAAAGGCCACCGCGCAAGAGATGAGGGAATTTAAGAATTTATATTTAATAGGGGAAGTCGAAGAAGGAAACTTAGAGGATGCCGAGGAAGAAGAGCAAGAAATCGAATAGATATTATTTTACTAAAGATCACGAAGATGCAATTGTCAAATATGCATCAACAAAAGACAGAGAAGTAAGAACCAAACTTTATATTGAATGGATTCAACCAGCTTTCAGCGAGATGGTTGACAAAATAGTTTACACTTATAAATTCTCTAATTTGCCGAATATCGATCTCCTGAGAGACGATTGTAAAATATGGTTGACCACCATTTTGGACAAGTATGACCCGAACAAGGGGTCCAAAGCTTTTTCTTATTTTAGTGTGATTACAAAAAACTGGTTTATTCACAAAGTAAAGAAAAATACACAACAAAACAGAAGAGAGCTTGACTATGACAATCTATCAAAGAATATTGAACAAAATTATTTGTCGACTGAAATTGAGTACAACGATCAGAGAGAATATAATGAATTTTGGGAACATCTGTGGACAGAAATAGAGTCTTGGGACACAGGAAAGTTAAAAGAAAATGAAAGGAAAGTTTTAGAAGCAGTTAAGATAATTTTACAAAATTCTGATAATATTGAAATTTTCAATAAGAAGGCTGTATATCTCTACCTTCGCGAACTAACTGGCTTGAATACCAAGCAGGTTGTTAATTGTTTGAATAAAATGAGAGATAAATATAAAAAATTTAAGGTAGATTGGAACGAAGGAAAATATTAACCAATCTAGTTACTATAGAAATGACTGATTTAGAAAAATATATACAAGAAGCTATCGAGAACATTCACAATGACCGCAAGGTTACGAATGACCTCCTGAAAGATGTTATGCGCCTTTTGGCTGTTGATGGCACTGCCTACGAAAAGGTCGGCGCTATCGCCGCAAAATATGTCGAAACACTACAAAGATCTAACGAGCAGTTGGTAAAAATCGCAGCACTGACTCAAAAAGCTACTGCAAAGTCGGAAGGACTTTCAAACGCAGATAAAGACGACTTATATGACCTAATCCAAGGCGATAAGGAATGAGCAAGTGGCCAATGGAGAAGAAACTAGCGATTCTGGAACTGCATCTGGGACACAACTTCCTCCTGAGATAGATCCACTTAAAACTTCTGAAGATAAAAAAGCAGAAGCTGTTCTCAAGTCCAAAGACCGTGAAACTGCAAGCAGTATCTTTGAAAAATATGCTTATGGCGATCTAAATCCTTGGGTTCGAGCAGAGACAGGCGAGTTTATAGATAAGAATCACTCTAACTTCCTCGGTTCTTTATCAACCAGCGTGTTGGATTCGGTCGAACAAGACGTTTTTGGAAACCAATATGTTTTCAAAGCTGAAGTATTATATGCTTGGAAAGAGCCCGGGCCAAGCCCGCACGGGTTTTTAGCGCTTTTTCCGGAGATAACTAACGCCGTACATGTTAAGGCTAGAATCCCAGAGTTGCACAAACTACCACTGCCAACTAACTTACCAATTGAAAACAACCCCACAGATGTTAAAGCAGATTGGTCGGCTATTAATCAATATCCCATATATGTTGCAAAAGATACTCTTGTTTCAGAATACGGCCTGCCACAACCCGGCCAAATTATTTATGTAGGTTATGAGTGCATCAACCCTTTCCGCGGAGGACTGTATTTAGGACCAGTTAATAAAACACAAGTTTTTATTCCAAACCCGAACGCACCAACTGCAACACCAATCCCCGGAGCCCCAGTTGGCACCGTTGGCGGGGCACCAGTCAGCGCAAAACCTCTTGGACCAGACGAACTTCCAGAATCCTTGCAACAAGGGCGATATATTATTTTTGGAGACAGTCAGGCCCGCGGACAATTAGGAAAGGCGGTCGAGGCACGCCTTCGAGAGTATGGGATAGCTCCACCGAGCGGGTATGTGCGAAAAAACACATCAAGAGTGGGGGCACAAATCAGGGAGTTCGTACCAATGGGATCCCCTCGTCTTCGCAAACTAGGAAAGCTGAGATCCACTGGTATATACAGCGGCGGCGCTGACAATGGAATATCCGGCCCAAATACAATACAAAAGTTCTTGGATGATAAAGTTGAGAACGTAATTTGGATTGGTGGAGGTAATTCGGCAGGCAATAGCAGATCCACATACACTGAAGCAATGAGAGAGATTATCGAAAACATAAAAAAAACAGCCGGCCCAAACACTAAGATAGTTTTAATTGGGCCTCCTAGGCATTTCCGAAAAGATGCAGCCGGTAATCAAAAGAGGGCGAACGTTGCAGCCGTCTTTGATTCCTTCGCTGCAGCCGATCCACAAATTACATCTTATAATTCATTTACTTTGTGGTCCGATCAAACACGCGAATCTACAGGCGATGGAGTACACCTGAATCGTCAAGGTGCTTTAACATTGGTAAACCGTATAATGCCGGAAAGAAAAGAGCAACAAGCCCCAGCCGGTACAGGAACAACCGATCTTCCACCAGAGCTTTTAGAGGGAACTTCTGATTCCGCTACCCAATAAAATTGATAAAAAACTAATTATTTACTGTGTCTACATTCTATAAAAAACCCGGGGAACTAAACCCCACAACGCAAGCATCGACGAAATCATTTGTTGATCCAAATCATACTACCTTCACAGGTCTTGCAAAACAACAGGTAATAGATGGGACAAGAGAAAATGTCTTTCAAAGTGTAACTAGGTTTAAAGCAATAGTATTATATGCTTGGAAAGAGACTCCAACACCAGAGACAAATGCATCAACTCATATGGGTGGCCTAGGCGAATATGAAACAGTTTATATTAAAGCAGCAATCCCAGAGATTGATAAGATACCGTTTCCGCAAAAACTCCCGGCTGCAAATAACAGCAATGCTGACGCCGATTGGGAAGCAATAAATCAATATCGAACATACGCAGCTATGGATACATCAGTATCAAATTTAGGAGTCCCAGCCCCCGGAACAATTGTGTATGTTACATTTGAACAAATAAGTGCGGATCATTTTTCCGGCGGCATATATACTGGCCCCGTAAACGTTGACGAGATGCCAAACCCCTCAGGTCTGCTGGAAACTCCAAAGGTAACTTGGACTCAAGGTGTACCAACAGATACTTTAGGAAATTTTGATTTAGGAGATATGACACTCCCTGATGTCAAATCTTCACCAGAGCAGGATATAGCTAGAGCACTATGGGTCCAACATCAAACTAAACTTATCTTCCCAGACACAATAGGTTTTCCTGCAAGAATGCTTTTTTCAATACAAGCTTGTGAAAGCGGTGGGAACCCTAACGTAATAAGATTTGAACCTCATGTTTTTTATGGTTACACAAGTGCCGGCCCAAATTCTTATCAAAAAGCAAATAGAGCTAGAAATGGCAATAAAATACCATACCCCATGCCTGTACCATATAAGGGCGGCGGAAATGTTGCCGGCTTTAAGCAAAAGGGTTATGGCTGGGCAGTCCGCCGCGGCAAATTAAAACAAACGAGAGTGTCTTTTAGGGGCGAAGAAACAAACTCCGCAGCGTTTCAAAGAGCTTTCGCTCAGGATCCAGTTGGGGCTCTGTTTTCAACAAGTTTTGGAGCATATCAGTTCTTGGGGATGTTTTTGCTAGCAGGAGCCAACCCTGAAGTTAAAGGGAGTATTTATAATCATTCAACGTGGACACGAGAACATGCTGAAAAAGCTCTCGCACTTTATAAAGAAAACCCAATCAAAGCTAGTGACCACGGTATGGTCGCCATTATTAAGGCCAAAGGAAAAGATTTTGTGCAAAGAGCAGCCTCCGCTTCTTACGTCCCGGGCGCATTGCCTGATTTTGCATATATAGCTAGGCGATTTAATGGGGACCGAAGCGCGTATTCCCACTTTAAAGCTGATAAAAAGAAACCATATTCTTCTAAAAGAAAGAAATGTCCCGATTTAAGACAATATGCTGGACAAAACTTGAAGAATTTTAGAAATACTTGCGGTGGATATGCCGGTAAACTTTTTTATAATTGGTTAAAATATAGAGAACTTGAGGGCTTGTACGAAAGGCAAGTGGCTGCACAACTTGTAAGCAGTCAATATCCGGACTTAGTTTGAGGTTAAAAAATGGCAAAACAAGACGAATTTGATGAAAGACAAGTAGCTCCTCCAGACAACGCCCGTGTGGGAGATGATGCTTCTCCGCTTGACCCGGCCCAAAGTCAGAGTGAGACTAGTACGCAAGAATATAGTCAAGAAGAGACCTTTCAAACAGAATTGGATAAAGACCCAGCATTGAAAGATTCTAGAGGCGAAACAACCGACATAAATCTTGTTACAGCCATCGCCCGCGGAGATTATATAGATGGGTTATTAAACCCTATACCCACAAGAGCAATAACGGAATTAACAGTTGATAAAAATCACACAACATTTTTGGGACTGTCCAAAAACTATGCTTTAAAGCAATATGAGAACAATATTATTAAAAATGCTGGATTTATAAAAGCTATCGCTTTGTACGCTTGGGAAGAAGAGCAGGGCGAGGTGTATAGAGAGGGGCCAACCGGATTAGAACCCACAACCAAAACAGTGTTAAAGGTTAAAGCAAGAATACCAGAGTTGCACGTAGCTTTACCAGAGCCTGCAATCTTACCTTTAGCTAATAACCCAAACTTTGATGCAGACTGGGTGGCTGTTAATGCACATCCAACTTTTCTAGCCTCAGATACTAGCGTAGCAAAGATGTCAGATGGGTTGCCACAACCCGGAGATATTATATATGTTGATTTTGAGCACAGACTAACTCAAACTGGCCCAATTTACCTAGGCCCTTTAAGTGTTAATTTCGCCTTTAACTTGCCATCACCACCAGAGTTGTTTGAAGCAATTCCTGTTGAGTTAGATAAGCCTTTAATAGTTGATACCTTCGCCGGCTTAGAGTTTGACCTTATACAAGGCAGGCCGTTTACCGGCGGTAAGGTTGCTAGGACTAAAGAAATAGATACAGTTGTAATCCACGAAAGCGTCGTTGGCGAAGGTACCGGCCCCGGAAAAATTGATGGAGGTCGCGACAGAACCTATAACGTGCTGGAAAGAAGACGCCTTGCCATTCATTATAGCGTGGGCAAAGACGGCACCGTCCACCAACACGAGGATCCTGCAGAATTTGTTACTTTCCACGGAGGCGGCGGAGATGAGGGTGGAGGAATGAACGGAAGATCTATCGGTATAGAAATGTTAAATAGATGGACTGCAAAATCTTCCGAGACCGTGGATAATCGAAATATCATATCGAAACCTAGATTTGGACAAGGAAAGGGCAACTATGTCAACCCACCTCAAATACAGCACGAGGCTTGTTATAGGCTGTTGGCCGCGTTGGTTAAGAAATTTCCGAAACTAAAGATGCAGTTTTTTGGTTCTCGACAAGGAAGCTTCTTTTTCACAAAAACTCCCGGTCGAGCAAGCGGTATAACTGCGCACGGCAATTATGTAGCTAGAAAGTCTGATGGCTTTTCAACTGCTATGTATTGTGCCTGCCGAGCAAGGGGATATAGCGAACAAGAATCTTACGAGTATCTAGTGCAAGCTCTTAACTCAAACTCAGAGACTTCAACAACCAAAGGTCAGGTGTCTTATCTTCTACCTCCGGCGAAACAAGCAGTCTTTTCAGCACCAGATACTACAGAGCCTGTTGTATAGGAAGCAACTTAAACAAATTTAACAATTCGTGATACTTATATCATAGAGGGTCAATTATGGGAGACAAGAAAAAAGCGGTTAATTTAAGCGGACTCAATGCTCAACAAACTAAAGCATTAAGTCGAATTCCCGCTAATCAGAGAGGGTCTACCAATGAGGGTACTTTTGGAGAACCACGTCCAGAAGCGGTACCCAACTATATTCAGACAGAATCCGAGCATGTTATTTCTAATAAAAATAACTCTTGGATTGTTTTAGGCCGCGACCGTCCTCGCGGCATCGCTTCCGGATACGGTGGCCGCGGAGATACCGGAGCAGCGAGTATTGATCTTTGTGTTGGCCGAATGTCTGCCAATCCTATTTCCGATGCATATGTTGACCCTAATTTCAGAACAGACGCCGCCAGAATTTACATAAGTCAGAAAACAGATGTCGATGAGAATTTTAATTTGACAGAGGGCACCCTTGGAATGTCTGAAACAAAATCTGCAGTGGCTATTAAAGCAGACGGTGTGCGCATCATTGCGAGAGAAGGCATTAAACTAGTAACAACCACAGACTCTTTAAATTCTCAAGGTGGCCGCGTTAAAAGTCTAGGCAATATTGATTTAATAGCTGGTAACAATACAGAGTTTTTGGAACCTGCAGTAAAGGGTAAACAACTGGCAAACATGCTTAGAAAATTGCTTCAACAGGTATCAGATTTAACAGAGAATATGAACGGGTTTTTAACTTCTCAGATGGCATTTAATTCAGCTATGGGAAGTCATATACACCCAGTTGCGGGTGCATTCGTTGCTCCATTAACGGGGCCGTCGCCCACCGCCATTGCCGCGGCAACAACAGCGACCTTCAATCAGGGCACTAGAACCGTCCCCTCTCTCTTGATTGCAAAAACAAATAAAATTGGTTTAGAGTTTAACTGTCTAAATGAGCTAGGTGAAGACTATATCTTAAGTAGGAATGTTAATTTAACGTAATTTAAACGATGTCTTGGATAAACGAGAAAATAAATACCCCTTATTCCGATGGTAGATATTATAGTGTCACTGTTGAGATTGGTCATACGAAGAGTTCTCCCGGCGACGACGGTAGAGCAGCAGCCCTTCGCGCCGGCCTACTTGCCATTGGTGATCACTATGGAAAAGATGTTTCTCGCCTTGTTGGCCCGGATCCAATGATAAATTCTGTGACCACGGGAATTATTACTCCCGAGGGCCTTCACAAGAAAAGCAACAAAGAAGAGTTAGCAAAGCGAGGTATTTTACTAGTTGGCCCAAAGATCGACCCCCGCCCCCGCCCTAGGACATCTAAATACAAAGTTGGAGTCTTGAAGGGGTTTATAGACCTTCATTATAATATTTGGCCTGTTCTCCCATGGTTAGATTCCGGACAAGACGAAACCTCAGGTTTTAATTTACTCGAAGGCGTATGGAATGAATATCTTGCATCTGGTATGTCCGACGAGGCCCGCAAGCAAATTCCAGAACTAAGGACAACCTTTAAACGCGCCCGGTCACTCCCATCTGATGATAATATTTTTGCAACTTTTTATTCCGGACAATATATCGACTTTGATACACCAATTCAAGAAGGGTTGTATTATCCCGGAAAAGAGTCAGACCATGCCCCGATCATGGTTATGGGTCCACCACGACCGTTTTATGATAAAGACTATGGCCCATTGTCTGTCGATATGCTTGGGGAAAGAAACACGTACAATTATACTGAGCTTGGCTTCAAAAATCTTGGTGAGTTTCATAAACAAGTTGAAACTCTTAGATTGGTCTTAATCGACTACCAGAATGAACACGAAGCCCTTACTGAATTTCAGATGGTGCACGCAGGAACAAACATACCTTTTGATCTCAAGATCGTCGGAGAAGAACTAACCGCTCTCAGAGAAGAGGTAAAAGATTTTATAAAATTAAACAACGTTGGCTTGGACAAACCGTTTACAATAGCCCTCAGACTTAAGACCGAATATACCAACCCGGCAAAAACATCAACAGTTAAGGATTTGATTTCTACCAGAGGTCACATAGCTTATATAAGACTTGGTGATAAACCCTTAAGGAACGAGGAAGATCCAGAAAAATGGAACTTTATCTGGAAAGGGTTCAAAAGAGTCAAGAACGCGCCACAAAATTATGATAGTAATATTTCACAATTATTGTTGCAAATGAGAACAATATTGAGTCAACCCGGCACAAGCTACGCTTCTGTCTTAAAGAGAGTTTGTTCTGGCACTCCTCCAAAGCCTCCAACACTCGGGGAAGAAAAGCAGAGAATAGGCGTTGTACAATTTGTGGAGAAGTATTTCCTAGATCCAACGCCGCAAAGAAAAAAGATAAAAGTAAAAACCACGAAACAAGCTTTTGACTTATTTAAACGTTTAGGATACGGAGAACCAAAGCCAAAGTCAGCAAGAGAAGTTAGATCTGAAAGGGAGTTGACAAAGGATGAGTTCTTTAAACGACAAGTAGCTAATAGAAATAGAGACTTCAGTGATCAGGTCGGAGATTATGTTTTTGCACAACTACCAGCGAATGTAGATAAGATAAAAACTTGGGATGATATTTGGGGATATGTCTTAAATCGTGTGGACTTAACAACAATAGCAGCCGAAATTCTAGAATGTATTGGCTTAGGATTATCAATTGATGATATAATCGATATGCTCTGTGATGGATTTCTAAAGCAAATAGGCGCAGACCCTGATCAAGTAGAGGAAGCCCTGAGGTTAGTAGAGGGTACTACTTTTTCACCCGGAGGAATATCTGTAGTCTCCGGAGCGCAGCTTTCAATCGCAATCCGTGAAAAGATGGCGGCATACGTCAGCCAAGGTGTGGAAGATCCGTTTTATCGAGCCGCGATAGAAGAGACGACTATGAACGCTAGCGGGAAGAGGCTGTTATGTGAGGCTATCATGGCCGGAATATTCTCTCTCGGCGATTTGCTACTCACAGCAGCAGAAAACAAGCCAGATATAAATAAGGCGGATCCACGCCCGGTTGTCTCCGGCTGTCCGCTAACATTTAAAATACCCGATTCGATTCCCTCTTTGAACACTCTTCTGGTCTTCATAGCTCAGCAAATTGAAGATTACTTGTATACTAAAGCAGATTCGTTAATATGGATTCCGCTTAATCGATCTTTAAGGGCCATAACTGAGGCGTGCGATAACGAAGGCGACTTTGGTAATGTTGATGTTAATGAAGTATTAGCAGAACCAAATGCGACAAATGATAAGTTCAGGGGCACCGGAGCAGACGCTAATAACTTTTTAGAGGCTCTTTTTGCAATTTTAAGCACAAAAGAGATTTGTGTGCTTTTTGACGGTGAGCCATCCGCAGCCTTAATGATAACAATTCGATCATTTACAGAAAGGGAATTTCCAGAGTTTTCAAAAATATTCTCTACAAATGATAAATTAAAAACATTTTTCCAAAGAGTTGGCGAGGATCTAGATTTGTCTGTTTGTGATATTGTCGTCACACCAGCCCCACTTCAAGATCTTTGTCGCGACGGAGAGACAACTCGCCAAGCTGCTTTAAGAGAAGCTTTGTTGGCCAGAGGGTTGTCTGAAGAAGAAATTAATGAGCAAATTGAACTCGATAAAGATATAAAGAGGCAACAAGTAGCGGATTTAACTTCCCTATTATCGTTCAATAGAAGCTCAAATAGGGATATCGGCGCTGATTCTATGGGCTTGGGGGAAATTTTTGCAAGTTCTGAGTCAGCATCAAGACAAACAGGCTATGCTATAGACGCCGCCTTTCAAGGAGTTGAAAGTTTATTTTCATATGAAGTAACTCAGCTTGTACCGTTGATTGTGGAACAAATTAATACGTACCGAGAGCAAGGTCTAGAAATCGATAAATTGCCTATTGCTGAAATTCTAAATGATGCTGTATCTAATTTTATTACTGTCGGAGGAGGAGGTAAACATTCGTTCTCACTTTGGTCTCCATCACTAGACTTTAAGCCCGGAACATTAGATCTTGACCCATCAAGTGATACATTTAATGAATATATCGTAGGCTCAGCAGAAATCTCTCACTTAGGTGAGCGAGGAAGTGATCAACAACCCGGAGCCGCGACAATTAATTACAAAATACTTCCAACACAAAAGATTGAGACAGGTAAAAAAGATAAATATACATTAGCGATAAAGGCTACCGTACCAACAACAGTTGTTGACGCCGTTTATCACGATCCATATCTTGGAGAAAAAACTAAAACAAGCGTAAGATATGATCATAATGAGATATTTTTATCTGAGACAGGCCCCGCCGGCAAAAACCCTGAAATTTTGGAGAAATATAATCCATTTATTGAACAATATCAACAAAGCGCAGGGCCTCAAAAGCCTTATCAATTGTTTGTTTTTCAATCCTTATTTGATTTAGCTTTGAAGGGCGAAATAGCCTCCGCCAACAATACAGAGGCATCGCAAGAATTTAACGAAAGCCTATTACCTATTATTTCTGAGAGACCATGGGCCGGCAAAAGAAACTTTTCAGTCCTAGATTTTATATATGATAAGATATTTGAGCAATATTTGGAGCAGATTTCGGAAATCATAGCGTCGTCTGAGTATTTTGATTTAGAAAAGCTTCAAGAATTGGACTTTAGTTCTGTTGGTGAAAAGGTTTTAGGCTTAGATCAAGTTAAAAATAGTGTCAATCGCCTTTCGAAAGCAAATATGATGAATATGAACTTAGACGCCATTGACCCCGGAAAAGGCACAGAGCACTTAGGCGATGCAATGTTTGAAGGTTCAATTCAGGCGTATATAAAATTGTATATTGCAGAACTTACAATGAAGTGTTTGTTTATATTTTCGAAATTTAGATCTGAGGATGTCTTTTCAGATTCAATAATGTCCGAGTTTATTTATAAACAAGTTGTCGATATCAGTTTGCCAGATGGAACAAGCCTTTACGAAAATTATGTTACCTTTTTAAATAAAATGGAATCAAATTTAAGAAATCAGACATCATCTTCTTCTGAAGAAGAGATTAACGCACAAGTAAAGAAAGAAGTTTACGGGGGTTACGATTCACCAAAAGAGTTGTTTATTTCAGTTGTTGAAGGTATATTTAAATCCGGCGATGAGAGTCAAGAAACACGCGAGGCTTTAGAGGAGGTTTTTGATATATCTCTTCCAAAGATTGAATCTGATATTATCGAAGAGATAAAGAACGAAGGAGAAACTACAGAAGAGGCTCCGAAAGAAATTCCTGTGCCATCGGTTGATACCATTACAACTGAATATTCCGATATGAGCTTCGATCAAGCTTGGGCAGCCAATCAAAAGAGGTTCGAGTATAAAGGTGCGTCAAAATTAACCCCTTTAGATACAATCCCGCCTCTTCCTAGATATCAAAAGTTTTCTCACACCTTTCAGGGCACTTCATATTACGATTATAAGGATATTCCAATTTATGATTATGGTCAAGAAACAGAATCTGGATGGCACTTAAGCGAAGAA